GCCATTTCGGGCACACTTACTTTCTAGTAAATCTGAGAACATAGTTCTAGGAAATTTACTGAGCATTCTATTTAAACTCTTTGATTTGAAAGAGTGATCAGGTTTAAACTTGAGATTCTCAATAGTTATACTATAAAAACCTAGATGTTTAGCTCGAGTGATTATTTTATCAAGTATGTTATTTATATCAAAACATAAGGGTTACTTTATAATATTTTTAAAGATTATAAAGATACAAAGGCCCGAAGACCTTTGCTTGTTTTACACTAAAGTGTAATATCTTAAACTGATTGCAAACTTGTATTTGTTAAATCTACACCATAGCTTCTTGCATATGTTTTAGCTCTATCATTACTGATTGGAGTTTCAACACCTGGAATAGTTTCTAGTGCGTATCTTGTCTTTGCAATGATAGCAGGCTGACCTGTTTCGAACTTAGTCACTTTTGTGAAACTTAGAGGCACATATGGTGCGAAAAATCCCATAGCGTCGCGTCTATCAGCACCTTTATATAAAATTGTTGTATAATCAGTTTTAGAGTATTGGTCGACTATGACACGAAATTTATTATCGAACACACCGGCAACACCACCTGCAACTGGTTGTGAAACTGAGCTTGCTTTTGTAGCAATTTTGAATGAACCAACTTCATCTAACATTGTAGCAACACTTGGAGAAACAACAGCAACATTACCTTGTCCTCTTTTTGTGTCAATACCAATTTGATTAGATTCTTTTTTCATTTTGATAACTTCGGCTCTGTATTTTTCAATTTCCCATCTACCATCAGCAGTAGCCGGAGCAAAACCATTCGCAACTTGAGTAGCGTTTGTGTTAACAAAGTTAACTATTTCTCTATCAAGTTCTGCTTGAACTTCGTAACTGATAAGATTCATAAGTTCGTCATCAGCAGCTAAACCGTGTTGTGCTTTTAAATCTTGGTACATTTCAACTGAATATCTACCTTTTAAAGCTCTTGATTTAGCTTCGATTGCTTTTCTCTTAACGTCGAAACCAACTTCGTTCATATCGTCACCAAGTACCTCAGCTTGAGCTGTTGTATATGGTCCAGTGTAGTTTTCTAAAATTTGTCCGAAAGCCGCTTCATTTGTGTATACTGCAGTAATGTTACCATTTGATGGTGCAGTAATTGGTCCTACTACTAAAAAGTTACCAGGTACACTAACAAGAACTTTTGAACCTTCAACATAAACAGCAAGTGCATTAGCTGAAGCACCAGTAGCATCAAGACCTGTTATAGTGTCACCAACGTTTATAGCTATATCAATATCAAGAATTTGACCTTTATTAGTAGGCGCAACAGTTGTGTTTGTTTCATTACCAAGATATCTATTAGTCAATGCATATATAAATCCTGTTGGTAAAGCCATTGGTTGTACACCAAGCAATTCGTTAGCGATTAGATTAGGGTAAACACGTCTAACTAATGGCATGATAATTGGTGTAAATTGTGCAATATCAGACGCAACAGTCCCTTCTGATAAAACCTGTTCTGCTTCTTTTTCAGCATTTTTAAGCATCAAACCCATGTAAGATGCTTCGACACTTGAAAGTTCATCGTATTTTTTACTTTCAATCAATGATTTAATGTTTTCATTTAATTCCATTTTTATTCTCCTTTTATTTTATAGTAAATGACTAAAAGATGTTACAACACTTTTAGCACTTTTAGCACTTTTATCACTTTTAGCACTTTCATCTAGTTTTTTATGATTTGTTTGGTCTGGTTCGATAATCTCATCTTTTGGGGTTTCTTTAACAAAACTTTCTTTAATTGTTTCCAATTTTTGAATGTACTCTTCAGATTTATCAAACTCAACTAACTCAGCAAGTTTTCCGAATTTTTCAGCATCAACTACTGACATCCCTTCTTTCATTTCAGCAATAACACCCATTTTCATGAGTTTGCTTACTTCTTTTTCTAATCGAATATTTTCTTCGACAAGACTGTCGTATTTTTCGATACTCTCATCTATTTTAGATGATTTTTCAGTATCTTTTACTGCTTCGGAAATCTTTGCTATATCAACACCTGTTGAAACAATCATAGCTTCCATAGCTTCTATAATCATATCAGCTTTTTCATCTTTTATTGATTCGTCCAAAGCTTCTCTTGATTCTGTGACAAAATCATCTACTACCTTTTCAAGATAAGCATCTACTTGATCAAGTAGTTCTTTTTGTTTTGTTTCAGCCTCTTCTTCGAGAGTTTTTTGAAACTCTTCGGCTTTTTCTTCCAGCTCACTGACTTTTTCTTCAATTTTTTCTGCTGCAATTTCTGCTGCTTTTAGTTCAGCTTTACTTTGAACAGCTTCGTTGAATTTTTCAGTCAATTCAGCCTTTAATTCATTAGTGAATATTTTTTCATCTAATGATTCAAATAATTTTTCCATTTGCTTCTCCTATGTATTTTTTAAACTTCAAATATACTTTATTTATATTCTTTAAACTTCAAATTAAGCTAAAATCTTTTATTTTTTGAAAGTGTCGTCAAAAACTAAATGTCCTAGTACTCCATTTTTAGCTTTTATTGTCATAGCATTATTGGAAGTCTTTACAACATTTACTTTTGATTTGATACTATCAAAAACCTCGTTAGCCGCCTCAGTTGATTTAGACACATCAAATTCATTTAGTTTAAATGATTCTAGCATCTCATCAAATTTTTGTTTAGTTGCTTCTTTAATTTGCTCTGCTGTAAATGTTGTGCAAACATTATCTTTACAAATTTTTATTTCTTTAATGTGACCTTCGTGTACTTCAAAATCTTTTTCACCAATTGATTCGTTTAAAGATTCTGTTATACCACTTAAGTTAGCATTATAATCCGATGGGTCAGTTACAATATCATAAGTGATTAACTGAAATTTTTCAACTAAACCACCTTTAACACTACCCACACCTCTTGAAGATACTCCTATCTTCATACCTTCATCAATTAACGCCTTGATTTGATTAGTTTCTGGCGAGTTATTGTTAAGTATTTTAGCTTTACCCTTAACAACACCGTCTTCCATTTTTAACTCGACAATTCTCATAACAGCTTTCATTTTATCTACATTTGTTCTTGCAGGGTGTTCGTTTTCACCAAATGAATTAACTGTTACATTTTTTATCTCATTTTGATACCGAGCAACTTGCTCTTCCCATATCTTTGACGGATAAATCCTGCCGTTTCTATTTTTTTTATCAGGTGTGCTAAAAATACCTTGGATGTAGTAATTTTTAACTTTTAATCCTGATGATTCATGCAATTCTTCTTCAACAGATGCATCAAGATGAGCCGCATCTTCTACTAAAAATTTCATTTATTTCTCCTATTCAGTTTTAAGTATCCGAATCCATATGACTAATTTCAGCAAATTTCGCTTTCATTTGTTGTATTTTATCATAATCAGATATGTACTGTTTTATTTCTGGTTTATTTTTTAATTTTTTCTTTAATTCAGTTTTTACAGCTTTACTAAACTCAGTAAATTTTTTATCTTTTGCCAAATCTAATGTTTGCGTCGTTAACTCCATTTTTAACCTTTCTTTTTATGTATTTATATTTTTAATTTTCAGAATTTTAAAAGTTTTAAATCTTTTTTACAGATATATGATTCAAAACTTAAAAACCCAACTTCCTTTTCGCTGTAAGTGCTTTTTGTTTTGCTCTTGTCCATAAAGTAGTGCTATTTACTTTACCACCAGTAAAGGTTTCTGTTTTCATCTTTGCTGCTTGTGATAATAATTCATCTGGTATCCTTACACCAGTTTTACTCATACGTCCTCTGATATATAGTCTTATTACCGGGAATGCCCCTATTGATTTAACAGTAGCTCTTAGTTCACGATAAGTTATTTTTAGTGGTTTTTTTAATCGTATTCTTTTTCTGTTTTTGTGGAGAATATAGTTAACAAGTATTTGGCGTTTTGATACTGGCATCCAGTGGAAGTTCACACCAAGCATGTATTTACTAGTAGTACTCAAAACCATCACAAATGGAGTTCTATCATATATATTGTCCTTGTCTTTAGCGTCATATATAAATGTTATTAGTGCGCCAGGTTTCAACTCTTTTTGAATAGGGACTTTGTTCTTTTTGATCATATTTTTGAGCATTTCAATAGATTCTTTAGGAGTAAGTTCTTTAGTTCCTAATTTTTTTACTTTATCTACTATATTTTTTAAACTCATTATTTAAGCCTTTTAACTTGATGTTTACATTATTTAGTTCGTAAAAAATCTAATTTGTAACAAATTTTAGATACATCTGAAATCCTAATAACATTTAAGCCTTTTAACTTGATGTAACATAAATTTATTTAGTTTGTAAAAAATTTAGTTTAACATGAATATCAGATATATCTGAAATTCTGACTATATTTAAACCTGATTCGCTACAAATTTTATTTTTGTTAAAATCTCTCTCTTTGATGTTTTTAAACGTCTCTTCGCCGCCAAAAAAATCAACTGGCTGAAAATGTTGAATTCCGTCAAACTCGATCATAGTGTTATTTAGCGGAAGAAAAAAATCAAATCGATAATTTTTTACTCTAAATTCTTGTAAGAATGGTATACTATTTTGTTCAAGAAACTGTCTTACTCTAGCTTCACCTTTTGATTCAGCACACTTGGGACATCCACATCCTGCAAGGTGGTCGCTATATCTTTGCTGAAAAATGCCATGTTTTTTACACAAAATTTCAATAAAATCTTTGTTTCTAGTGTTTTGAAAATTTGGATATTCGTAATCATGATGGATATCTTTTAGTTTTTGTAACCTCTCAGCTGGCGTTAAAAATAAGCCTCTACACTTGTGACAACCTAACCTGTAATGATTTGATGGTTTCTGCCAAAATTCGCCATGAATTGGACATATGATCTTTATTTTCGTTTTTAAGTTCTTGTATTGTGATTGTGTGTAGTCATATTTGTTACCATGAAATTCTATAAATCTTTTCTTAACATGTTCCCAAGTTACTACTCTTGAATTATTTTCGTGTTTACATTCTTTACATATGTATTTTTTATAGTATAACAATTGTTTTATTTGATAGATTTCACGAATATCATGTTTGTTACAAATACACTCAACTTTATCATCAGGAAGTATATAAAATGTCGTATCTGAAAATTTAGTTTCGAGTTTTTTGAGGATTTCTTCTTTGGTTAATTTTTTCATTTAAACGAAACTCTTAATTTAATAGAATCTTAAACATAGCTTTTAAAATCATTTAAAGCTTTTAAAGATTAAACCTACTAATTTTATAGCAGGTTTAAGTATGTTTTATTACTTAGCTATTGAGTTTTTGCTAGGTGCATTCGCTTTTGTTGGTTCTGAGTACTCACCGTCCCCAACTACCCAATCGCTGAATGTGAATGTAACAGCTACCTCTTGTACACCACCATCAGTGTCATCTGATAATTCAATAGCGTCGACTGAACTAGGAAATACATTATGAAATGTATATGTTACAGTCTCTTTACCCATAGAATCGAGTTGGACAACACTCATTTCACCAAGTACATCCACCGGGTTACCACTATGAGTATTATGTTGAAAATCATCTGCACTTCTCATCCAAGATAATAAATCCCTTCTAAGACCATGGTCTTCAGTATTATAAAAATTAACAGTCCAAGTATTTTCATAATTAGTATCACCAGGAATTAGTAACTTTCTTCCCTGATTAAATACCTCAATTGGTGTTATTGTTACACCTGGAAATTGTGTTGATTTACAAAGAACATCAGAATTTTGTAACTCTGATGAAACAGGTACAGCAGATGGAATTGAGAAGTTTAGTCTGTATTTATTAACTCTACCACCGGCACCGAGTGCTTGTTTTAAATTCATTATTGTTGCTGCCATAAAGGGTCTCCTTATTTATTTTTATATATTATATTTATATATCCTTTGACTAAATTATTTCGGACAATTATAAATTTGAGTACGTCAAAATTTAGTACTGCACAAATACTGAATTTTCATCAAAAATTAACTTAAATCCTTTAAGTGCTTTTTTAATGTCTTCGTGAGGATATTCTTTAGCCATAACAAATTCTGTCCCAAATTTAGTACCGTATTTCTTTTTTATTTTGAAATTGTTTTTTCTTAAAATTTCTTCTGGGTCTTTGCTGTCTTGTGTTTTCTCATTTTTCTCACTAATAATTTGCGTGTTTTTTATGTCTTGTTTAATTTTTTGTTTAAATACTTGTTTAAAACTCATTTTGTCTCCTCTTTTACTTAAAATCCAGCTTCAAAAAGATTTAAGCTATATCTATAGGCGCTGGTCCAGCATATTTGAGAAATAATTCCTCTTTTAGCTTATCAATATCCGCCTCACCTTTGGATTTCATATCATCATAATTCACGGTACTGCCTCCGACTAATGGAGACGAATATTTACCAGTATTTGTACCTTGCTGTACTCTGCACAATGCAACAGCATAATCTTTTATCCACTGTTGATTATAAATTTTATCTTGTTCATCAGGAACATATTCCATAGTATATTCAACTGCTATTTTACCGACGTAATCTTCTGTGATATGTAGTTGACTTTTATACTCGTTAAATGTGTAATGTATTTCACGCATTACGTACTTCTCAAATAATGTTTGCATACTCGAGATACTTATAACTGCAACTACTGCCATCCCAGTAGTTTCAAAGGCTTGAAAATATTGTTCAGACCATCGGTCAGGAATATAATTTGCTCCATATGTCTGATAACCCAAAATAGAACGAACATTTAACACGCTTGTTACAAAATCGGGTAGATTATAATATCCCCTGTTATCAATAGATAAGATTACTACTTCTTTTAAATCCCCGTCATATGCAAAAGTACTAAATTCTTTTATAGCATAATCAATGTTATCTTGTATCTGATCACGAGTTAGTTCTACTCTTAGTATGGGTGCCCCGAGTTTTCTTAGCACATAATTTGTTAAATCTTCTCGAGTTCTTAGCCTTGCCATTTTTTATCCTATTGAAATTTTAAAAAATCACGAATCATATTCTTCATAGATTTTCTCCTATCAAGCTCGATTCCTTGTGTTCTCGCGTATTCTTCCAACTCTTTTTTTGATTTAAATTTACCCTCTAAATCAAGATTTTCTTCTATTAAAGTTTCTTCTAAATCAGAATTTTCAATTTTCGCTTCTACATTTGAACTGTCGTCAATAAGTAACTCCTCGACGTCTCTTCGGTAAAATTTTGCGATATCGTCAGGAACAGTGTCCCCCTTTTTAAAATTTTGTTTAAATCTAGTCTCAAAATAATGCTTAGCTATATACATATTTTTCTCCTTTTTGTTTATTTATCTAACTTTAAACTTAAGCTATCCGTTAAGCTTTTAATAATCCTCTTTTTTATAAAACTCAGCGTACTTAGACATTTTACTTTCTTTTTGTATTTTATCAAAATTTTCTTCTATTTCTTCATCTGTCCATCTAAATATTGTTTTTAAAACAGTTTCAATTGGAAATAATTTACCAGCGTAGTCTTGAACATTACTATAAACATCCAATTTAGAGGTAAAGTTTGCTAGTTTTAACTTTTCAAGAAATAATGACTCGTTTGCAAATCTGATAGAAATATTCTCTTTATATGCATTATAATCTTGTATTGACATAACTTTAGTTGATACTAACTCGCGTTTTAGTAACTCATGGATGACATCAATATATACTTTTCTGATTCTTTGAATAAACATAAAGAATTTCATATCCTCTTTTGTTACTTGAGTAGAATCGTAATCAAATGTTCTATCCGCGTCATTATTATTAGGTATTCTGTTTTGCGGTATATGTAAAGACTTGTATAATTTTTTTTGAAAATATAATATATCGTTAATTTCACCGAGGTTTCCCGTCTCATCAAGCACATCAACTTGTGTGCCTCGTCCACCACTCCTGTTAGCAAACCAATAATCCTCAACCATACTTGTAATGTGTTGTTGATTAGTTACTTCTCCTGTTTCAGTATTATAGAATTTTTTGTATTTAAATTTTTTCTGCATTTCACGCATTGCCTCAAGCGATTGTGAATTGCTTAGTTCACCAGTATCAACATTGAAAACTCTACGAGAAATACTTCGACTAAATCTAAGAGGTATTAATAAATCTTCAAGAGTTTTTAATCTATTGGACGGCTTGATAGCATAGTCTAAGTAACTTAGATTTATTTTTCCCTCAGCTAAGCCATATGTATTCCGTACAATTTCTTCTTTTTGATATTCTATTTCTTTTTTTATTTGTGAATCATAAAAGAATTTATCATTAACATTTAAGTACTTGTACGTTTTTGTTTCTTCATCAAAGTAAAAATAAATTGGTTCAATCATTTTTAACTTTTGAATACCTTTTCTAGCATCTTTATCGTACTGACAGTGTATTATAATTTGACCATCTATATAAGATTGCCGTACAACATTATAAGCGTTTTTATTCATGTCTAAAAGACGGAGTATTTTTTTGCCGGCAGACTTAACTGCGTCTTTTATTTTTTCATTATCTTCATTAATTTGTATTTTTATAACTTCTTCATCTTCAGAATATACTATTTCATTTACAATTTCATCAATTGCGTCACTAACATCTTCGTTTTTTGCGATTTTTCTGTATAGCATTATCTTGTTTTTTTGTGTTTCAGCTAAGTCTTTTTTAGTAGTGCTATTAAACATTATACTGGTATTTTCTTCATCAAAGAATGCACCAGTACTATGCGCCTCGATATCGTCGAATGAATTTAAAATTTTTTCATCTGGTACTTCTTTTTTGAGTTTATCTTTATCATCTTTAAGAAAAGCTCTTACTCTTTCGAATAACGTCATGTGTGTCCTTTTTAGAGTATTTATATTTTTATATGTTTAAAAATATTTAAGTTATTTTGAGCTTTTTAAAGTATTTAAGGCTGATTTAAGTTATTTTAATTTATTTAAAACTAATTTAAAGTTTCTAAATTTAAAATAAAATGTTTATATATTTAATTGTTGAAAGGTTAAAGTTATTTATGTTTTTTCTCTAATAATTTTGCATTTGCCTCAGCCCAAGACTTGTAAGAAATCCAGTCCATAGCAGCTTTTAATGCTTCTGATTCTTGTAATGCATACCATACTTTACCGTTTATCTTAAGTCTCACTAATTCATATTTCATAAATTTTGGTTTAGTTTTAGGAGCTGGACATTCTTTTGTGATATATCTTATTTCTGGTGTTACTGGGTTTACTCCACAACCTATAAAAAATAGAGTAAGTAAAATCATTAGGTATTTCATTCTATTTTCCTATTGTTGAAAGTATTCGTTGTATTGAAGTATTTGAATCATTGTTGTCTAATTTATGAACTTCAATAGGCTCACACTTATTAATATATATTGTTTTACCTTTTTTATACACTGGTACTCTTTTTGTTTTGATTATTATTTTGTCTTTATACACTACTTTATTTTTTAAATTTGCTATTATTTTTTTATAAGTATCAATATCTTTTATATATGAGTTTACAACTATTTTTTGTGATTTTTTATTTTCTTGAATTTGTTTTCTTAATTTTTTAATAGTTTCAACATTAATAGAATTTGCTTGAGTTATTTTGATTGTATTTTGTTTAGAAATTGCTAAATCTTTTTCTAAGCTATTAATCTTAAAGTAACAGAATGCTATAATACCGGCCACTACTAAGCCTATTAAAATTTTTGGATTTAATAAAATATTTTTTGCTGATAATAATAGTGGTAAAAACGGCATTCTATTTTCCTCTATAAAGCTAAACTTTTTTCTATTGCAGTTACATAATTTATCAATTTTTTTTCTGCATTTCCAGAAAATATAGATGAAATCTTATTTTTTACATCAATAACAGCTTGTTTTAAACCCATAATTGAGAGCTCAGCTTCTTTTTCTAATCCTTTCAACGAAGCTTCTATATTCCAACCTGTCCAAGCTTCTATCATATGTAAAGGCTCAACTAATAGATGAAGTGTTGCTAAATCTAGTTTAAGTACAAAATCCATAAAATCTTCTTTAGTAAGTGTTTTTAACAAAGCTTTAGCTTTTTCGACATCACCTTTTATAATGTAAAGAAAAACTTTCCCAAA